AAGATAATGAAGATGTATATTTTGCAGGCGCTGGATTAACTGGGAGAAAAACTTGGGATATGAAATTTTCGTATGTAGATAAAACAGATATGTTTAATGCAATACAGTCTGGAAGTTCAGCAGGAATATATACGTCTGGTGGTTTTGAAGAAACATCCTCTATAATAGGAACGTATTTATCCAGAAGTTTGGGAGGAAAATTAAAGCACATCTTGCAGCCAAATAAAGATAAAAATGAATTTTATATGGTAAAGCTAGACCAAAAGTCTACAAGCATAACTCAAGTCGCACATGGCGTATTTGAAGTGGCCTTTAAGTTTGTTCAGGTTTGGTAGGTTTATATAGCTCTAGTTCGTCTTTTAACTGCCTATATCTGCGCATTTCTGCAAGATAATCCTCATACCTAATAACTATGTAGGCTTCGCCTCTATCCTCTCTAATAAGCTGAGAATCTATAGCATCATCTTTTGGAAAAATATAAGTAGGTAAACGCTTTCTAATCTTACATTGAACGTGCATTTCATCATTATAGTTTTTATCGCCCAAAACAATATCTACCTCTGGATGTAATCCTAACGATCTACCATCTGATCCCCATGCTCTTTTACTTGGTATTTCAAATAGTTCTGCTTTTTTAACACACTCTCGTTCAAATCTATTACCCTTCTGTTTGCTTGGATGGCTCATCTTCATCTCCTATATAACATAAATAAAACGCATTACAATTACTACAACTCAAA